CTTTCGTGCTCGAACTCCAAGGAACAAGTCCCTTGGGATGTCCCCTTGGTAGGGAAACCCACCAACGTGACACCAAAGAATATCCTCATTGGGATGTAGAGACCCATAGGCTGAAAAGGATTACTACTTGCGTAGCCCTCCTTAGGGAGCATTACTACGGATGTGAAACTCTACCTACTCTATTATGAAAACTTACACATATACTGTCCTTAAATGGGCAGTTAAATGGTGGTTTCCAGATATAGTAGATCTCTCAATTCCTCTAATCAAATATATACTTCAATTAATTTTTAAGTATATTAAGTCTAGAGGTCTTCTTTGGACAATTAAGAGAATCAAATTGATTCGATTAGTTGTTACCAGATATATCTGTGGTGAACCTATTAAAGTTTACCCAGATATTATCGGGTTAACCAAGGAAGGGTTTCCAAAATCAATCCTGGTATTTAAACCATTAGTCGATTCAGGGAACCATCAAGAGTTAAGTTTTGTACTGACACTTCTTGGGTTATCCAGAACTATCGATTATAAATCTAAACCAGACTATAGTCCTATTACGGACCCATATTCTGGTGTAATTAGTAGATTCAGTCCAGAAGAAAATTCTTTTATTAAGGATTTTGTTAAGGATTTTAATCTAGAAATTACTAGAAATATTTTCGAATGGGATTGGATATTTTTCACTGGAAAGGCTGGGCCTATAGGTCAAGCCCTTAATACAGCCCTATACCATATTAAATTATGGAATGGGGTTCATTGAAATGCATTTATGCAAATCATTGGTACTAAGGGAACTTTGATACTAAAGAACCTATGGTTCGAGGTCTATAAGATTGTAAGACCCTTATCAGGTCCTTATACTAATAGACGTCTATCTTTAGTCTATGATCCCGAGTCAAAAACTCGGGTAATCGGTATTGTAGATTACTTTACTCAAGTCATTTTAGCACCTGTTGCAAAACAGATGTTTACATGCTTAAGGAGTATTCCACAAGACCGAACATTTACTCAAGACCCACATATTGTGGCTCCAGAGGGTAATTACTACCATAGTATTGACCTAAAGGCAGCTACTGATCGATTCCCATTATGGGTACAAAAAGTCTTACTGTCAGAAATGACGGATAAGAATTTTGCACACGCATGAGGTCAATTAATAGTTGCTGAGCCATTCCTGACACCAGAAGGGGAGTCCATCTTATATAAAGTTGGACAACCAATAGGTGCTCGAAGCTCATGGGCAATATTCTCACTTTCTCATCATATAATTGTACAAATGTGCGCCTACAAGCATAATATATATCCTTTTAAAGATTATATCATACTTGGAGACGATATCGTTATTACTAATGATACCGTAGCACTTGAGTATAAATTTATGATAAGTCAGCTTGGGGTTGAAATCTCTCAATTCAAAACACATGTATCTAAAAATACATATGAATTTGCAAAGAGATGGTTTCGAAACCAAGTAGAGATTAGTGGTTTACCCATAAATGGATTGTTAGATTCGATCAAAAGGCCTCAACAGCTTTTTGGTTCTATCTACCAATTATATTTAAGGGGAAACTCTCCAATCAAAATGGGAACATCCTTCGATGTAACAATGGATTTAATCAGTAGAACTATGAGGAGATCTCGAATTTCGAGAGTTCATCATATTTTATTGAACTTCTATGTTACAATAAGAAACTCAATTGAATTTGATTATCAATTAACCAGAAGAATCTGGGGAATTGCAACCAGAAACAATGAGTATGTTATTCCGAACGAAACAATAATGCTCGAAGAATATTCGAGGGTTGCTTCAACGGTAGTAAGTGGTATAATTCTAACTATTCTGAATAGGATTCAAAAATTCTTTAATTTATTATTAGAGAATTTTGAAGACCTTTCATGTTTAATTAAAGGTTGTACCATTCCTCCCTCCACTCTCGTTAAACTCCCTGTTTGGGTAAGTATTGTAAATACAGTACTCAAATTAGAAGAGGCTAATGAGAAGGTTGGTCTAGGCAATAATTTAATTGACACACTGGAAACAGTATGTCTCTTAGACATTGAAAAGATACAAAAAGGTGGAATAAGAAATTCAGTAGTTATACTGTATCGATTATCACTTTTAGGAACCCTAATGTTTAACCAATTAGGATTCGATCCAGGATATTCTACACCAAAACCACAAGCCTTTCGAATTAGAAAAGCATTTGCTGATCTAAAACGAAGTCTTATGATTAAAGTGTAGTTCCCTTGAGAGATATACTATAATTGGAATATTCCAATTAACGAGATACTGGGAAATGCTAATGATAAATTAGCCGGGTCTGGTATCTATCTCGCCTACTATATTTACAATATAGTAAGGCCGTGCTCTTCG